CATTTCGCCGGCCGCCGCCGGATCAAGCGCGGCGCGGTCAGCGTCCGCAAGGGCCTGGCGAAGACCGAGCTCATGGCGTGGGTCGGCCAGGCCGAGCTTCACCCCGAGGGCCCGGTGCGCTGCGACGGCTTCGACGCCGACGGTGAGCCGGTCGGCCGCCCGGTGCGCATGCCCTACATCCCCCTGCTCGCGGTGACCGTCGAGCAGGTCGAGGAGCTGGCGTACGGCGCGCTGCACTACATGGTGACCGAGGGTCCCGACGCGGACCTGTTCGACGCCACGCTCGAGCGGATCATCCGGCTCGGCCCCGGCGGGCAGGACGACGGCAAGGCCGTCGCGCTGTCCAACAGCCCGGGCAGCCGCGACGGTGCGCGGACCACGTTCCAGGGCTTCGACGAACCGCACCGGCTGTTCCTGCCCCGCCAGCGCGCCGCGCACGAGACGATGCTCGGCAACATGAGCAAGCGGGTCCTCGAGGATCCGTGGTCCCTGTACGTCGGCACCGCCGGCGAGCCCGGCCAGGGCAGCATCGCCGAGGACTTGCACAACGAGGCCCTGGCAATCGAAGAGGGTTCGGAGGACGCCGACCCCAAGTTCTTCTACTTCTACCGGTGGGCAAAGGGCACCTACGACCTTGACGACCATCAAGGCCGCATGGCTGCGGTTGAAGAAGCGACTGGCCCAGTGGGTGAGTTCGGCCCGGGTCAGTTCGAGGACATCGCCCACAACTGGACCCGCAAGGGCGCCGACAAGCAGTACCTCGAGCGGGTGTGGCTGAACCGCTGGATCCGCTCCAACGAGCAGGCGTTCGACCCCAACCGCCGCAAGGAACTGCGGGCCCCGGGCCTACTCCCCCGCGGCTCGTTCGTCACCGCAGGCTTCGACGGTGCGCGGTTCCGGGACTCCACCGGCATCGTCATCACCGACATCCCGACCGGCAAGCAGCAGCTCTGGGCCGTGTGGGAGCGTCCGCTCGACCTGCCCGAAGGTGCCTCCTGGGAGATCGACGAGGCCGCGGTCACCGAGGCGATGGCCGAGCTCGACAAGACCCACACGGTCTGGCGTGGCAACTGCGACCCGCCGCACTGGACCGAGACCGTCGGCTCCTGGGCCGGCAAGTGGGAATGGGTCGAGGAGTGGTGGACCAACCGCACGAAGATCATGGCCTACGCGGTGCGCGAGTACCGCGAGGCGATGGACGCCGGTGAGGTCACCTTCGCCTACGAGGGCGACCCCGACTCTGACGAGCGCGAGCGGATCTTCGCCGCGCACATGGCGGCGGCCGGCAAGGAACCCGTCAACCACTGGGACGACGAGGGCACCCGCCTGTTCGTCTTGCGCAAGCTGCACCCCGACCGCAAGTTCGACGTCCAGATGGCCGCGGTCCTGTCGTGGCGGGCCCGCATCGAAGCTCTCCGCGCGAACGCGCAACCACCTGCACGGCGCCGGTCCACCAAGGTCGGACGCCTCCGCTGACACCCGAAGGGGGACGTGTGGCCATCGACCTCGACACCCCCCAGGGCATGTGGTTCGACCGCCTGAGCAGGGCTTTGCACGAGCGGCGCACCGGCCGCGTGAACGGGCGTCGGTGGAACCGGGGCCTAGCGTCTACGGCCCGGATTCGTCCGCCGCTCACGGTCCTCGACGACTACCGCCAGGGCGACCCCCCGCTGCGGCCGGACATCCACAACTCGTGGAAGCCCTACGTCCGGCAGTTCGTCCGCATGGGGCGGCTCAACGTGGCCGACCTCGTCGTCAGCGCCACTGCGAACCGGATGCAGCTCCGCGACTTCCGCACCGCCTCGGCCGGCGACGAGATGGGCGACTCCGCGGCGCGCGACATCATGCGCGCGAACGGCATGAAGCTGGTAGCCCGCGACGTCATAGAGACCTGCCTGGGCCTCGGCGACAGCTACACCATCGTCACCCCACCCTCCGCGGGCCGCAGCCACGCGCTCATCACCGCCGAGGATCCCCGCGAGGTCATCACCGCGCAGGACCCGGCCACCGGTGAGTACCTGGCCGCGCTCAAGATGTTCCGCAGCGAGTGGGACGACGAGGACGTCGCCTATCTGTACCTGCCCGGCGACGTCTACCGCCTGACCCACCCCGGCTCGTCGATTCTGCACGAGGGTGTCTTCCGGCTCGACGCGAAGGCGTGGAACATCGCCGGCGACCCGACCCCGGTGGACGGCGGCATCATCCCGGTCACCCGGTTCCGCAATCGCGACGGCGTCGGCGAGTTCGAGCGGCACCTCGACACCCTCGACCGGATCAACGACAAGATCTTCGACGAGTGGTGGACCGCCAAGATCCAGGCGTTCCGCCAGCGCGCGGTCAAGAACCTGCCGGACACCGACGAGGAGACCGGTGAGGACATCGACTACTCCGACATGTTCACCGCGTCTCCTGACGAGATGTGGCGCGTGCCGGCCGACGTCGACTTCTGGGAGTCCACCCCGGTCGACCTGACGCCGATCACCTCGGCCATCCAGAAGGACCTCGAGCGGCTGGCGTCGACCACCTCGACGCCGCTGCACATCATCACCCCCGACGCCGCCAACGGCTCCGCCGAGGGTGCGCAGCTCATGCGTGAGGAGCACGTCTACAAGGTCGAGAACCGCATCGACCACGTCGACCCCTCGTTCGCGCGCACGATGAGCCTGGCGTTCCTGTTCCAAGGCGACACCGCCCGCGCCGACGTCACGCAGATCCAAGCCGTCTGGGGCCCGGTCGAGCGGTACTCCCTGCAGCAGAAGGCCGACGCCGCCACCAAGGCCAAGGGCACCCTGCCAGTCGAGGACATCCAGCGCAACATCTGGCAGCGCGAGCCCGCCGAGATCCCCGAGCTGCGCAAGATGCGCGGTCGTGACGTCCTCTGGGAGACGCCCAAGACGCCGACCATGCCCAACTTCCAGGCCCCGCCGAACCCGTGACCCCCGAGCAGCAGGCCGAGCTCACCGACACGACGGCCCGCTACCTGGCCGGCGTGGAGACGCTGAAAGCCTCGACCGAGGCGTCGGTGCAGAGCGTGTGGGCGGCGAGCCCCGACTGGTACGACGCGGCCGTCGTCGCGGCACTGTCGGCCGAGGCCGCGTCTGCGTCCCTGGCCGGCCAGCAGGCCATCACCGGCGCCGCCGAGGAGTTCGCCACCGCGACGGTCTCCATCCTGACCGACACGGCGCGGGCGGCCATCCCCCGAGTGGACATCCCGCCAGTGCGCAACGGCGCCCCGCTGACACTGGTGCACAGCCGCACCGCCGAGCGGTTCAAGCGGGCCTTCTCCCAGGGCGCGAGCTCCGACGAGGCGTACCTGCAGGCGCTCAAGCGGGCCGGCGGCCTCGCGCGCACCGACATGACCCTGCGGCAGCGGGCGGCGCAGATCGTCCTGCTCGACGAGCTGGGCGTGAAGAAGTACCGCCGCGTGGTGCAGCCGGAGCTGTCCGAGACCGGCTCGTGCGGGCTGTGCGTGGCCGCGGCCGACCGCGTCTACGGCACCGACATGCTCATGCCGATCCACCCGCCGTCGTGCAACTGCATCGTCATGCCGATCATCGGCTCGCTCGACCCGGGCAAGACGATGAACAAGGAAGACCTCGACCGCATCTACGCCGATGCCGGCGGGTCCACCCGCAAGCAAGACCTCGTGAACACCCGCTACAAGGTCAACGAGCACGGCGAGTACGGGCTGGTCCTCAGCCGCGCCAAGGACGACTTCCGCGGGCCCAACCAGCTCGCGCTCGAGGACGATCCCGCCCGCGCCGCACGAATGCTCACCCAGGCCCTTCCGGTCCTCGACCGGCTCGAGGCCGCCGGCGGCCCCCAGGGCCCGCTCTCCTACCAGCGCGAGCTCATCGCGCGCCTGCGCCGCATCGTCGGCACCCCGCAAGCCTCCGCTGCCTAGCGGATCGCCCGCCAAGGGCGCATCACCAACCCGACAAGGGGATTCGCATGACCGAGCCAGAGGTCGACACCACGACCACGACGACCGAGACCGTCACCACGCCGCCGCCGGCCGATGCTGGCAAGGGGTTCCCCGAGAACACCCCGCTCGCGGAGATGACGGTCGACCAGCAGGCCGCGTACTGGCGCGACAAGGCGCAGAAGCACGAACGGCGCGCGAGCGCCTACCACACCGCAGTCGGCGGCAAGACCGCCGACGAGGTCCGCGCGGAGCTCGAGGCAGCAGCCACGCTCCGCCAGTCACAGCTTTCCGACGCCGAGAGGCAGTTGGAAGAAGCCCGGAACGCAGCCCGACAGGAAGCGGCTGCTCAGTTCGGGAACAAGCTCGTCGCCGCAGAGTTCAAAGCGGCGCTGGCCCATGTCGACGGTGAGCGACGGGACCAGATCATCGCCGGGCTCAACCTCTCGGCGTACCTCACCGACAACGGCGACGTGGACACCGACAAGGTCTCGTCCTACGCCGCCGCCATCGCCCCGGCCGTCAAGGACACGGGCAACGACCGGCACGACTTCGGCGCTGGTCGACGCGGTAACGGCTCTTCTTCGACGAAGACCGGTGTCGCAGCGGGCGCGGCTCTGTTCGAAGCCCGCAAGAAGCCCACTCCCACCACCTGAACCAAGGAGGTTCACCATGCCTCGTCTCAAGACTGAGACAAGCAACTCCGGTGACATGTCCTGGCTCGACG